CGTCAGTGGTAGCGTTTCCACGCCAGAAATAGGTACGCATAACAGATGCTACCAATTGTTTCATGCCGTTTGGAGAGACGTCACGACAATAAGATAGTTGGTCGAGAATGGTGGATATATCGACGTATGGTACGTACATGTTCAATTCGCGTGAAAAATAAATGTGACGTTTTAAGAACGTCATTTGGTTCGGGGTCTTTGTAAGGAACGTAGCATCGCCTTTATCGCCAGGAGTGAACTCCCAGCCAAGGGTCTTCATGCCACGTTGGACGTCCATAAAAGTTAGGGACAAGCAGTTGTGAAGAGCGGTAGCATTGTCATCACCATATACTTTGATTTTAACATATTTGGTGAAGTCGGGGAGTGTCAGGGTGGGTTTCAGCATTTTGATACAAGTCGCCATGAGAGCAAATTGGCAAACGCTGTTGATATCGGTAGTGCCAGAGCGGCCGGAAGGATTGCCCATTGTACGATGGTAGATAGTTCGGTTGATACACATATCGGAGTCAAACATAACAAATTCAAGAGCGTTACGAGCTAAATCAGAGTTGCCGTAGAATCGGTTAAGAACTTCGAGATATATATCACCTAACCATCGTGCAAGATGGCCATCCCAACCGGCAAAATCACCATCAAAGAAGATGTAATTCGGGTCACTAAAGAATTGTTTCCAAAGTTCGTTCCAGTAAGGGGAATCAACATTGATGCCCATAGCAGAAGCACAGCGTGGTTGTATTAATAGCATGTGTTCATGAAAAGCACCAGTTAGAATCATATGTGCGACAAGCACATCAAAAGGAACGATCTCGAAAGTTCTAGTCTTGCCAAGATTGACTTTGGCAATTGGACGAGTTTCATCTTTAAGGTTTGGAGTAATGATTGGGATTTGGATTTCGCCAGTATTGGCACGGTCAATAATAGCCAATACCTGTTGTTTGAATGATTCAGTGAAATCAGTTTTGCTTTCATTTTGGTAGGCTTTGCGATCTGTAATTCCATATCCAGCAGCTTTGGACCAGTCGATTTTCTTGTAAACTTCTTCAAAAGTCATAAGTCGACGCGGTACATCACTAGGGATGATGAATTCTTTGATAGCG